TATGGGGCACAGAACGAAGCGTATAAGTTTGGATAGCTCTTATTTGAGGTAAACGGTTTGTTGTTCAGTATGTTACGTTGTTGTACTATGGACGGGGATACAAAACGAAACGTTTAAGTAGGTTTAATTCTTGTTTAATTATGGAGGGGTAGAGTAGGGGTTTTCTTTATTGAAACTTTAATTCTGGGGCTGTATGGTTTAGCTGTATGGCCTTTTTTGTGTCTTGTTGGAAAATACCTTGTAGAGTGAGAGATAACGGTTTGTCGGGCTTGTTTTGAAGCAGTTATTCAGGGGGAAGATTCTCTATGAAGGGATAGAGTAGGGGAGAGGCTTTAAAAAGGCGTTTTTGGAGAAAGGGGTTACGATTGGGGTTACATAAAGGGGTTACACTTTTCGGAGAAAGGGGTTACAAAAGTCGGTTTTTAGGGGGGGGCTTACAAGGTAGGAAACATACCGTTTTTTTTAGTTCGGGCGTGAAAAACGAGCGATAGGAGAGAGGAAAAAACACCGTTTTTTATCTTCTTACAGTATTATATATGATGTAAATCAGTGCTTTAACTCTCTTGTGTGTGCTTATTTAGGGGGTAACACCCCTAAAATGGGCTGTTCAATATATTACCAGAATGCTCAAGGAAGATCATTGGAAGGCTTACAAAGTACTTTCATGACCTCTACCCTACGTCCGCAAGTCCAGAACTCTGAGCACCCGAAGCAGGCCTTTCTTTGGCTTCCTTTATACATTCCAGCTGTTCGACCCGTTCTCGAAGCCGTCCAATTTCTTCAGCCTGCTCTTGAATAGTAGCAAGAAGGCGCTCTATAATGGATGCTGAAAAGTCTTGTTTAGTAACTTCGTTTTTATTACAGGAAATCGGTTCATTTTCGGGTATAAGTGCTTCGGGAATATGTTTTGTTTTGAGCATCTCTCCCCTACCGGTTAGAAGCCATTCTGGATTTATATCCCGAAAATAGTCGATTATTTTATTCATCATGCCTTCTCCGATATCTGCTCCTCTCTTTTTTTGAGCACTAAGATAGCCGTTTGAAAGTCCCATTTCTTTCTCTACGGTTGTCGGTTTTAGACTTTTTTCGGCTAAATAATCATATAATCTATCTATTGCTTTCATTTTAATCGAAAATTTTCGGTTTATAATTTTGATATATCGACAATAGTCGGTATATTTGCATCGAGTTAAGAAATTAACAGCGGCCAAATATACAAAAAGGCCATTTGATTAACGAATTTTTAATATTAAAGAACATGAAAGCAATTAAAGTGACAGTTGACTATGGCGAATGGAGCAAGGTGAGTGACTTTCTCCGCGAACTTGACGGAGAAGACCTGTTCTCTTACCAGATCGACAATGTTTCATTCGTGATCGTGGCCATTGGCGAGTACTCAATGTCTTGGGCGAAAGCGATGTTAACCAAGACTTTTGATGAAGAGGTGATAGTAATTAGTTTAAAATAAGATAGTTATGAAAAAGCAAGTAACTGTAACAAAAGAGAACCGGGAATTTTTGGAAAAAGCTTTCAAGGTTAGTTCTGTTATGATTTGGAAGGCTCTCACTTTTGAGAGTGACACGGATCTTGCCCGGAGGATCCGGAAACTGGCTGTAGAGCGTGGCGGTATCGAAATGTGTTTTTGCCCGGTACTGGAAACGATGCATGACAGTGATGGTTATATGCGCCAGTACCTACCCAACGGTGTCATGCTGGAATTCAACAAGAATGACGGTAATGGTTCTGTGTTTTTCAAGGGAAAAGAGGTGAGGCATTATGACCGGGTAATGGTCAGTGAGATAAAGTTTATCCAAGGCTGGGCGATGACATTGAAATAAGGGAGGGTGATATGGAATACTACAACGGTAAACTTTGTATCTCGATGCGGGAGCTTGTGGATGGTGGTATTATGACCATACCCAATTATAAGCAGCTGGCTGCTCGCAAAAAGATCGATATCGCCCGCCGCGGTGATAGAGGAGGTTGCGCCCTTGTGGTAGTTGACAGTTTCCCTCCCCGCTACAAGGAAGATATCTACACTCGTTTTCCTGACAGTGATTCCGTTCGCCTTGCCGGTTGGGTCCGTTCGAATTACGAGATCGATCAGGCTGCTGTCGTTTTCTTCCACGACCGTGAGAAAACCGGCCTTGATTTGAAGCCGGAGAAGATCCGTGAGTATATTACGAACGCCAGCGTCCTGAATACCTGTATTCGCCTGTATGACAACGCGCGGACCTACCAGCGTATTGCCGGCGACAAATACGACTGGGGTAAGATGGCCGCTGCCGTTGACAGTCTCCGTACGCAATTCGGGCACACGCTTCCGGGCAGCATGCTACGTTTCCGCAAGAAGGTCGCCGAGTACAGGCGTGACGGCTACGGCTGTCTTATTAGCGGCAAGTTTGGCAACCAGTCGGCCCGTAAGGTGGACTACCGTACCGAACGCCTTATTCTGGGCATTGCCGTGCTTCCCAACAAGCCGTTCAACACCAACGTGGCGGAGATGTACAACCAGTTCGTGTGCGGTGAACTGGACGTTTATGATCCCGAGACGGGCGAGCTGTTCAATCCGGACGACTTCACCGACAAGAACGGCGAACCCCGTGTTTTGAGCGAGACGACCATCAACAACTACCTGAACAAGCCGAAAAACCGGGTGTTGATAGAACACAAACTGTCAAGCTGGACCACGTTCATGCACGAGCAGATGCCGCACGTCCACCGCCATGCCCCGGAATTCTCCTTCAGTAAAATCTCGTTCGATGACCGTGACCTTCCCCGCAAGCTTAAAGATACCAAGGCGCGCCCGAAAGCATACTACGCCTATGACGTTGCCAGCCAGTGCGTGGTCGGTTTCGCGTACAACCGCAACAAGAATGTGGACCTGGTGGTGGACATGTTCCGTTCCATGTTCCGGCTGATCGACCGGAAAGGCTGGGGCTGCCCGGCGCAGGTGGAGGTCGAGAACCACCTGATGAGCCAGTGGAAGGACAGTTTCCTGAAGGCCGGCGTGATGTTCCCGTTCGTCCGTTTCTGTGCCCCCCAGAATTCCCAGGAGAAGTACGCCGAGCAGATGAACGGTGCCAAGAAGAAGGCCGTGGAACACCGGAACCACCTCGGTATCGGGCGTTTCTACGCGAAGGACCGCCACTACCGTACGGAGAGCAGAAAGGTCTTTGACGAACAGAATGACACCTATGAGGACAAACAGTATTACAGCTGGGACGAGCTGGTCGCCGATGACATGCGCGACGTGATGGAGTTCAACAACTCGCTTCACCCCAACCAGAAGAAATACCCCGGCATGACACGCTGGCAGGTTCTTGAGGCGAACATGAATCCGAACCTTGAACCCATAAACAAGGCCGTTCTGGCCCGCTTTATCGGAGATCATGTGGAGACAAGCGTTCGCCGCAACTCTTACTGTCGGGTCGGATATACGGACTGGTGGCTGAGCGGTACCGGGGTGCTGGAACGTCTGGCACCGAACAACTGGAAAGTGGACGCCTACTACCTGACCGATGATGACGGTAACATCACCGACGTGTATATCTACCAGAACGGCGTGTTGGTGGACAAGTTGCAGAATGTCGGCACATTCAACACCGCAGACTGTGAGCAGACCGACGCGGACAGGACGGTATTCGTGGAACAGCAGAAAAAAATCTCCGGCTTTAACGCATACATCAAAAACAATGCCATTTCCGGCGTGGGGGTATCAAGACCCCGTCTGGAGAAAGAAAGGGCCGTAGAGGCCGTGGAATTGCCCTCCATGGACATGGAAAGCCCCGCTTTACAGGAGACTTTCCTTCCGCCGGAGGATTACAGCCGCAAGGCCCTGGATGATTTCATGTAACAGCATTATAACGATATTAAATTAAGATTAGAACATGATTACAACGGAAAATAAGAAACGCATATCGGAGGCCATCTCGTCCCAGCGGGCTAACTACCCGAGTGACGCCAAACACGCCGCCTCCCTGGGTATAACAACTTCGGTTTACAGTGCCGTGAAGAACGGCCAGACCGAAAAAGTGTTGAGTGATGCCAGCTGGATCACGATCGCCCGCAAACTGGGTGTGAGCCTTCGCGGCGGTATGGAATGGAAGGCCGCCCGCACTGCCACGTTCGAGTATATCACCGCCCAGCTGGAGTTCTGCCAGGAAGGTGGCCTGAGCGGTATCCTGTGTGACATGGCCAATATCGGCAAAACTTTCACCGCGCTTTACTACGTGAAGGGACACCGCAACGCCATCTATATCGATTGTGCCCAGGTGAAAAGCAAGCAGCGTCTGATCCGTAAGATAGCCAAGGAGTACGGCGTGAGCAGCAACGGCCGTTATGTTGATGTTTATGACGACCTGGTGTACTACCTGCGTTCCATTGAGACCCCGCTGATTATCCTGGATGAGGCTGGCGACCTCCAGTATGAGGCATTTCTGGAACTGAAGGCGCTGTGGAACGCCACCGAGCACTGTTGTGCCTGGTACATGATGGGGGCCGACGGTCTGAAAGAGAAAATAAACCGCTCCATTGAATGCAAGAAGGTAGGCTACACCGAGATGCTGAGCCGTTATGGCGACAAGTACAGCAAGGTTACCCCGGATGACGGAAAGGAGCGCGAACGATTCCTGAACGAACAGGCCCGCATAGTTGCCAAGGTGAACGCCCCGGAAGGGACGGATATCGCCCAGATCGTGAGGAAGAGCGGCGGCAGTCTCCGTCGTGTCTATACCATTTTTGAACTGATGAAACGTGCCTGAAGATGAAGAGCCCAGCGGAGAAGGAAAGAAAGGAGTCGGCTCCCCGTCGTGCGTACAGCCCCGGGGAGATTATCGCCCGTAAGTATGAACCCCTTCCGTGGGGCCCCCGGTGGAGCGGTCCGTTCGGCTGTCCGGACATTAATGAACTGTGGTTTATCAGCGGCCAGTCGGCCAGTGGCAAGAGTTCTTTCGTGATGCAACTCGCCTACGAGTTGTGCGGTTACGACAGCGTGCTTTATCTTTCCTACGAGGAGGGGTTGAACCAGTCGTTCCAGCAGCGCCTGATCCGTTTTCACATGGACGAGATGCGCGGGCGTTTTCGTGTTGCGGTTGATGACACGCTGGAGGAACTGGTGGAACGCCTTGCTCGTCCGAAAAGTCCGCACTTCGTTATCGTGGACAGCTTCCAGGTGGCCGGGTGGACCTATGACCAAGTCAGTATGCTGGTCAAACGTTTCCCCCGGAAGAGCTTCATCTTCATTTCCCAGGAGCACAAGGGGCAGCCGATGGGTAAGGCCGCTGTCCGGCTCCGTTACCTGGCAGGCGTGAAGATTCGTGTCGTGGCTTACAAGGCCTTTTGCCAGGGACGTGCGACGGAAAATCCCGGCAGTTATTTCGTGGTTTGGGAGGAAGGCGTTTTAAGGACAAGTAATAATTTATAAACATCATAGGAATGAGCAAGTTCAAGGAAATTATCGAAATCGTGGCCCCGGTTTACATCAACCCGAAGCCGGAAGGAGTTCAAGCACGTGAGACATATCACTCCGACGGTCACGTATGCAGTTGTTGTAAGGGCAACCGGTGGTTCTGGGGTGAGGACGAAATGGGTGAGCGTGTGAAACGTGACTGTCCCGTTTGTAAGGGCAGCGGCAGCCTTGATGCCGTGATAACCGTCGAGTGGTCCCCTTCAGCAGTACGGTCATGAGAAAGGAGTATTACAATTATGTGGTGAAGCTGCCCGTGTTGCTTCATGACCTGTTCCGCGAGAAAGTCGCCGACTACCATTTCACCGACATGACCGTGGTGATGAACCATCTGGTGAAGTCCTACATTCGTGTGACGTGTGGAGGAAAAGTTTCCACGGCTACCCGGCGCATCCTTCTCCACATGGACCGTATTCCCGACATGGGATTCTTTTTCCGCCGTCAGGAAAAGGCGGTGCTGTTTTTTGAGATGGATCCGGCCGTCACTGACAGCTTGCAACATGCCATTGCTTCCGGTGGTTGGGGCAACCGCCAGCGGCTTGCCGTTTGCCTGGTGTGCGCTTTCTGTTGCGGTGCCGACGTGACCCTGAATAACCTTTCGATGGAACTCGCCGCTGAAGAGGTGTTCCGCCGCCCGGAAGGTTACCTGGTCCATACTTACGTGAGCAACTATCAGTACGTGTTTCTAAAAGAGACGGCTTCGGCCCAGCGCATGAGCGTGGAAGGTATCCTGACGGCAGCCGCTGAACTGCTGGTGGGATCGGATGACGGCGGTACTGATTACCATATCCCCGAAAGTCTTGGGCGTGTCGCTGAAAGCGTGCTCGGGATAAAGGGCAGCACGTTGAAAGATTTCCGCCGCCAGCGTCTGGTGAGTATCCGCACGAACACCATCGGTCCGGACCGTATCTCCGCCTTCATGGAAAGGCACGGTATCGCTTCCGCCCGGGAATTTCTTCGCCGCGTGGTCCTCTTCTTCCTGGAGGCGCGGTACCTGATTTACCGCAAGGAAATAGAGCTCGGGGAGGATGACCTTCCGGAGGAGGAAG